CATTCATGATGCTTTCACCGAAGGCACGCCGCTTAATACCGTGATCAGCGACTGGATCGATAGGAATGTTGGCCAGCCGTTCCGCGATTGGATGAACAGCCACAGCATAAGCGAGTCGCTCAATGTGTGGTTCGCGCGGGAAGTTGAAGGCCCGGTATCAGGCTGGATGCACAGCACGAGCGTGTCCGAAACGCTGACGGCTTGGCTGCATCGTAACATCGTGGACCCGGTCGTGAAGGCGACGACGGGACCGACGCCGGAACAACAAAAACAGCAAGAGCCACCGGCAGGCTGGAATGTTCAGATGGCGTGGCGCATGGACGAATGGGCGCGCACGCATATCACCGAACCATGGAATCGCTGGCTGGCTGACGATTCGGTATCGCGTGGAATATCCGGGTGGTGGCAGAGAGACGTCGTCGGGACGTTTTCTAATCTCCAAGGCGTGTCGAATCAGATCGGGCAGTGGTGGCAGAGAAACGTCGTCGGCGCATTTTCCAATCTCGATGCTCAAGGAGTATCAAATCGGATCGGTCAGTGGTGGCAAACCAATGTGGTTGCCGGGTTTGCCAATCTCGATGCGCAACAGGTATGGGCGCGGGTCAATACGTGGACGGCAAGCCTCGTTGCTTGGGAATTGAAGATGCACAACGAGGCGGCGGCAGCGATCGACAACGCGCTCAATGCCATCTTCAGCACCATCAAGAATTGGGCGCTGCAGTTGATGGGTTGGAAGCCGACATCGCCCGCGCAACCATTGGCCACTACGGTGGCACCAGCCGCAGGCGTTGTGTCCGGTCCGGGCATTCCCGGGCTGTTCGGTTTTACGCCGCGGCCCGGCGTGCCGGTCGCGCCGACGGGCGCGCCGCCCGGCTCGGTGCCGGGTCTTCCGGCAGTGCCCGGGTTGCCCGGTGGGCCGTCCGGTCAGGCGATCACGCCGACGCCAGAGCGGCACAGCGCCGCCAGTCCGGCCGAGATCGAGGCGGCGACCCGCAACGCGATCTGGAATGCGCCGTCGAAGGACGCCCGCCCGATTGTGGTCAGTCTCAATATCGACGGGCGGCGGATCAGTGAAGCGATCTCGACGCAGCTTGCTGGCATGATGGGCGTGCCGGGGCAGGCACCGTTCCATAACGCTTGGGGCGGTTGGGCACCGCCGGATTCACAGTACGCGACGACCTGATGGCCACCGACGTCTTAATGCTAGGCGGCATCGCCTTTACCGGCTACTCGACGCCCGACGTCATGTCCGGCGGCGGGCAGCAGGCTATGGTGGTGCACAAGCTGCCCGGCGGATCGCGGGTGATCGATACGCTCGGTCCCGACGAGATGCAGGCGGTATGGCGCGGCCATTTCTTTGAGAACGCCGCCTATGCCAAGTGCCTCGCGCTCGACGCCATGCGGGCATCTGGCTTGGTCTATCAATTGATATGGGGCGGCCAGTTCAAGCCGGTCATTATCCAAGACTTTGTCTACCGGGTGCGGCGGCTGCCGGTGTGGGTCGAGTACGCGATCACTTGTACTGTGGTCACTAATCCGAGTTTTGGCGGCGGCGGCGGTGTTGGCGGCGGTGTTGGCACGCCGGGCTCGACCAGCAATCTGGTGACGAATGATCTCAATACCGGCGCGCAGACGATTGCTCCGTCAGGCACACCGGAAGGTTCGGTGCCGGGTGCGCCGGGCGGCGTGACCGGCGGCACTACGGGTGTTGGTGGCTAATGATCCCGGCCAATGTCACGACCGCGCTGACCAGCCTGCAGGCGCAGGTCGCAGCCGCCGTACCGCTTGAACAAGCATCGGCCCCGACCATTGCCGCGCTGCAGTTGAACGCGGCCGCCTTGGTGGTGCTGATCGACAATGCCGTCGCGGCCGCGGCCGACGATCTCGATACATGGGACGCCCCGACCCAACCGGAAGGCATGATCAGCGGCATCAATGAGCTAGTCGGTGCGGCGCAGGATCAAGCCAACCTATCGCTGCTGCGCGGTGTGTGCGGTCGCGCCGCGGCTAATCTCGATCAGCTTGGGCCGCTGCCGACAGTGCCGCCGACGCAAATCTTCGCGCCGGTTCTGCCGCCGCCGCCGCCCGAGACCGGCGTGTCGTTCATGGGCAAATTTCAACGCTTGCTCGCTTTGCGTGCTTTCAGGTTCTGATCATGGCAACCGTTGGCTATATCGCCGCGACTGTCCCGGCGAAAACTGATCGCGTCAGCTTCACGACGCTATTCCATGTTGCGATGTCGGAGTTCGGTGATGCGTTGCAATGGGTGCCGATCGCCAAGATGAACGGGTTGACCGACCCGTGGATCACGGCACAGCAAGACCTTTTGATCCCGCCAACTATCCCCGGCGGTACACCAACCGGAATCTTGGGGTTATGACGTGGCGATCTCCTTTGGAGTTGCGCCGCATCGGGCGTGGATAAGCTGCAACGGGACTTGGCCGATCGAGCACGGCGCGGTGCATCAGGTCGCCACCCGCGGGCAGTCGAGCTTCAACGTCAATATCCCGATGAACTATCCGGGCGCTTATCACGCCTTCTGCGATCTCACCGAGAACAGCACCGAAGTATGGGCGCAGAACGTGTCCGGCACTGGCGTATTGATCACCGGTTCGGTCCTGAAAGTCACCTACAATTATCTTGGCGGCATCATCAATCTGTGGGGGCAGGACGTCGGCTACAAGCTGCACGAGCAGAAAAGCTCGGAGACCTTCAAGAACCAGAAAGGCTCGCAAATCACGCAGACGCTGGCCGGACGCTGCGGCATTCCCTGTCAGGCCGAAGCTAGCAAGCTGATGGCGGGCAAGAAGATCAAGGACGACTTCGTCAAGCTGACGGACGGCATCAGCTATGCCACGGTGATTCATCTGCTGGCGCAGTACGACGGCGCGCGGTTCTTTGTCGATCGGTTCGGCACGTTGATCTATCAGATTCAAGATCAGACCGGCGGCGGCTATTCGGTGTTTTGGAAAATGGGGCCGCCTTACGACGTTTCCGACGCGCTCGACCTGCAGGTCATTATCAACGTGCAAGCTGCTCGGGGCGGTCAGGTCAAAGTCCCGTCATGGCATCCGAAGAAGAAAAAGCTAATCACCGGCAATTCTAGCTTTGGCTCAAGCGGCGGCATCACCTATCACCAGCGCATCCAGCATTTGGAGCAGGAACAGGCCGATCAGTGGGCGCAGGCGCGGGCGCACGAGCACGACCGGCACCAGCGTGAAGTGCGTGCCGAATGCGTCGGCGACGTCAATATCGACGTGCATCAAGGGCTGACGTTGAGCGGTACTACCTGCTTCGACGACAGCTACACGATCGATCAAGTCGATCATGATTTTGGCATGACCGGCTATCGCATGGCGATCACGGCTTCGACCGGCGGCGGCGGCGGCGGTGGCGGCGGCGCACCCGAGTTATGGTGAGACAATGGACACGCTAGAGAACGTGATCTTTCGTTGCATCGAGCGATGGGCGGCAGCGCGCTATTCCGAACGCCACGGGCTGGTCACCAGCTACGACCCGGATACGCATCTCGCCAAGGTCATGCTCAAACCGGATGACGTTGAGACCGATTGGCTGCCGATCGAGGAAGGCCATAACGGCAACGGCTACGGCATTGCTGTCGGCTTGGAAACCGGCGACGGCAAGGAGACCGGCGATCAGGTCATCGTCCGCTATCAGGAGAATGACTTCGAGTCGGGCAAGATCGTGCAGCGGCTGCACAGCGACGAGGACAAGCCGCCGCGGGTCGAGTCCGGCGAGATGGTGATGTGGACGAAGTGGGGGCAGCAGGTCCGCTTCAACAAGGACGGTTCGCTGACGCTCAAAACCGGCGTCAAGACCACGCCGATGAAGGGCCAGCAAGACCAGACCAAGAATGCCAAGAAGGTGACGGTGACGCTCGACAACAAGGGCACCATCACCACGCAGACCGACACTGATCAAGTCGCGCAGGTTGGCCGCAACAAGACCGATACTATCCAGAAAGACCGCACCGTGCAGATCAAGGGCCAGCGCACCGACAATGTCTCGAAGACATGGTCAACCAACGCGCAGAACACCACGTGGCCATGGCTGACGGTCGAAGGTGATATTGATGACTGATCATGCCTGACATTTGGTGCGAGTGGCACACCGACTTCCAAGCCGATTCGACCGGCGATCTATTGATGGTCGATGGCGACGACGAAGTGCGCCAGCGGCTGGAACGGCGGCTGTTCACCGCGGTGCAAGGCTATGTCTGGCATCCCGAATACGGAGCCGGGCTGCCGCAAAAGATCGGCGATCCGTGGCAGGTCTACGACATCAAGGCGATCTGCGCTGCGCAACTTGCGCTGGAAGCGGCGGTGGCACCGTTCCCACCTGCGCAACTGAATGTCGCCGCTTCGCCGAACCAACCCGACAGCGTCGGCATCGGCATCCACTATTGGGATGCCGCGACCGGCGTTGCCGTATCCTTCACCATTACGTCATGAGCCGTCATGCCGACGTTGCCGACACAAAGCTTCGCGACCATTGTCGAGAACACAGTCGCCGGGGTTCAGGGCCGTGCCGCAAAGCTGATTAACTTCGCCATCGGCTCGACCTTGCGGGCGATCGCCGAAGGCTTTGCCGCGGT